ATATTTTGGAGCAGTAGGCCCAAGAATCATTTTTCGTGCTCGTTCTTTTTCGTCAGTAATAAAAGAATGTATATATTCTTTTAACAGTCCCTTGTCTTTCCAGTCGTCAGCTCCTCCTTCCTTATCGTCTCTTTCCAAAGGACGATCCCATTTATTTAACCCTACTATTTCATGTAATTTTTTTAATATCTCAGCTATGCTCATTATATTCCTCCGACTGGACCTTGCATCCTTAATATTTCTAATTGTTCAGGAGATAACGCTCCCGGTCTTGGTTGTCCTGGGGGAACCAAAGGTCCTCCCTGTGGATTTGGAATAGGTGGTGGTACTCCCATCATTGCATTAGGCATAACCTGCGGTGGGGCTGTTGGTCCTGCTCCTCCGGCTCCCATAGCCATACCAGGTAATCCCTGTTGTTGCTGTGGAGGGGGCTGAGGTTGCATGGCCTGTTGTGCAGCCATTATTGATTCCTGCCTCTTTGCTAGTTTTTCATTTAATATTGTAACCAGTTCTCCAAAATAAAATTGTGCAAGATCTGGTCTTCCTCTTTCTTCTGATGCAGACAATAAAGTCCACAGTGCAGCTTCAGGCAAAACTCTTTCTGCCTGTTGTTCTCTGATTGCAGCTTCCATATCATCGGTATCCTGTAATCCAAGTATTTTATCTCTGATATAACCATCAGGGAGTAATGGAGATTCTCCTTCCCTTGCTATTTGTGCCATGCTCATCTTGGACATATCATCCTGTGGAAGTTGTCCGACAAATGTGACAACAATATCACCGGCATCTTTTATATCTGAGGGTTTAATTTCTTCTTTAAAGTATGCTCTGTTCATATCCTGCCCGGATAATTCCATGGCATCAAAGGATTCTGTCAGATACTGGTCATTAAGGAGCATACAAATTGTAGTGTATGCCAGTTGTAATGCATCCATTCTTGGCTGGAGAACGCTGTCAATTCCCTGTCTGAGGGTATTAATTGCAAACCCTGATAACTGAAACTGAAGGTCTCCAAAGATAGAGTGGGGGACGGAACCTCTCTGCTGTTCGCCCGACACCAGACCCATAAACGCTCCTGTTTCTTGGGCTACTTCCATTAATCCTAATGGCTCTATGTCCTCACCTTGAGCGAGGGAGATTTCTGTGCCTTCTTTATAGGGGTCTTCGTCTAGTGTCTTCATTCCGTCCCTTGACTTTATTTTCAATCCTTGCTTTCTCGCTCTTGATGTCATCTCAAGCATAATTGACATTACGTGATTATGATTTTCATAAACTTCTCTGTTATGTTTGAATACAGATTCTCCGTGATCTTCTATTGTGTCATCAATTGGGACGTGGTCATTCATTGCCTGTATCATAGGGGTTGCTCCTACAGGTCCAAGAAATACAGGGACATTTGTGGAGCCATGAGGGGTAGCTTTCTTAGCTACTCTTCCGTTGGATAGTACAACTATATTTACTTCTTTGTCGTAATAGTCATATACTTCCAGCCAGTCTTCGTAATTATCATTAACGGCAAGTTTAATATTATATTCAGATTCTATTTGCTCTTTAGATTTTTTAACTTTGTAGCAGGCCCATTGGAGTCCGTCTGCTCCTGTTGACCAGTATGTATGCATAGGATCCCACGGAGTTATATCTATAAAACTTTTCTCATCCTTATCTTTCATGATCAAAGCTCTGCCTGCGAACCATCCTCTGAGGGATATGAACCATGCAAGCTGTGCTTTAAGTGAGGGTTTCATTTGTTTAGCCAGTCTTTCATCTGCGTGTCTCAGGGCACCAAGGAAAAATCTTTCTTTCTTACTATTGTTCTCTCTTTTTTCTTTGTCTTCAGACAGTTGGGGTATTCTTGCCACCATTTCAGAGGACGATAAAAAGGAAATAATTTTATCTGCATAGGTTGAAGGTTCATTAGAGGTATAGGACTGGAATCCATCCCCTGCGTCATATGGATCAAGGCGATAAAGTGAATAGTCTGACTCCATTCTTGACCTTAAAGGTTCTGTGGAATCATAATGTGTTTCTACTTTATTGATTATATCTTCAGGTTTTAATCTTTTTCGTGCCATTACGCCCACCTTTTAACACGAATAGTGTTCCTATTCTCAATATGGCTGTACCCAAAACGGTTAATTAGGCCATAAATTAAAGCTTTAATTCCATGATTATACTTATCTTCGGGCTGATTGCCAACTATGTTTCCATCTCTATCTGTTTTCCACTTGTAAACTTTAGTCTGTCCATCAAAGGGGTTAGGGGCTGCACCAAATTCTGACAAAACCCCTTTACATTTAGGGTTAATTATCAGCTTTGGCCTGTGATGTTTAGGGTCAACTTTAAGCATAGACTTTAATCTTTCAGTTCCGTCATTTATTTTTACTTTTTCCGAGTCCATAAACAACCCTGCCTTATCAAGCCACACTTCTGCGGGAGCAGACATGGCCTGATGTTGATATCCTGCGACATCAATAACACCAAAATGGACATCTTTCCACCACGGCTTGTCCATAGCCATGTCTACAATTTCTTCTGTAATAAGAGTTTTCTCATATATTTCATCAACCACGCAAATTTGTTCATCAAGTATCTGTACAACTTCAACGGCGTAGCCACCGGCATAACCGGGGTCAACCCATAAGTGGACAGGTTCCTCAGGAACGTATTCAATTTCTCTAACGTGGTAATCTGCTCTGAACTCCGGGAATACGAGCCCGCGTGGAGGACTAGGGATTCCCATAATTCTTTCTTTGAAGAAGTCGTCTGAGGCATCTTCCTGAAGTCTTTGTATTTCTGGGTCATCTTCTCCTCCCGGATATAAATGATAATTTGAAAATGAGGGTAGGGAATAAGACTGTTCTATGTCACTCCCGTGCTGCCATGCCAAAAACAATTGTGGATACCATCCAAGTGATCCTTCAAAAGTTCCTGCAAGGAACATCCATGCTGCTTTCGGAGCACATCTACCTCTGATTCTATAAAATGTTTCAAGGTCTAACTGGCTGGCTTCACACCCTATGATTCCATTGGGGGCTCTCATAGCAAGAGTCCTTGGGTCTTTGGCTGATTTTGTTTCAATAACTGTGCCGTCTGCAAGTTCAATCCTGCCAGGATCTACTCTTTTAGATGATTTTTTAAGTACTCCAAGTGCTGCAAAGTCCTGAACAAGGTATTCAAACTCTGCTCTTGTTCTTTCATAGTCTGCAGCTACAAGCCAGAATAGCCCTGGTCCTTCAAGTTCAGGCCATTTTGTCAGTAAAAACTTACTGGCTAGCATACTTTTCCCTGCCTGTTCACCTCCTGCCACCAGAACAAACCTTTTATCTGAGTAGATTATAGGTTTTTGTTGTTCAGTAGGGGTAAAACCTACCTTATCAAACAAAAATTCCGTAGCCATTGAGGATCCGGTGATCATTTATCTACACCTTTGTCTTTCAATATTTCATTTGCTTCCTGTAAAGCCTGCTGAGAAATAGATTTTTTCTTTTTTGTTGCCTTTTTAGGAGCTTTTTTATTCAGGTTTTTAATCTCATCAATCAATTGTAGGGCTGTATTGTCCTGTTTTACGTGCTCCTGGTACTTTTCGGGCTTTGCTCCCTTCAATAAAAAGATTAAAAGGGCTGGATTTGACTTGTATCCATCCTCCTGGGCCATCTGTTTCTGCACCAAAGCAAAAGCATTGCCCTCAAGTTTGTCTGAAAAAATAGCCATTGACTCATTTAACATCCTTCTGAACCAATCATGCCTCTCTTTATAGTTATAAATTGTCTTATTACCAATTCCAGAAGCCTTAGATGAAGCAAGTATGTTCCCTGTATGGGACAATGTCTCTAAAAATAATTCTATTCTCTGCTTATTCTTATGATTCTCTAGTGTGTCTTTCATAAAACCTTGCAAAATATAAATAATACTTGTATTATATTACTACAAATTTGCTTAATAGCAAAACATCAGACCTCCATTGCGTATGTCTGATCTAATAAAAACTGCGTGAAGTATTCCTCGAAAAACGTAGCGGGGCAAAACGAATATTGCAAAACAATGGCTACAGGATACAGAACTAGTTGTCGAATCTGATCACGTTACACTGGACAATAGGTAACAAGAAGTCTCAGTCAGAAGGGGGAATCGTTCTTAAACAGTTAATTCCACCCCTAAAATCCCTTTTGGGGGGTAGGGGGGGCTATTAAACCCGTATTAAAAACGATATACTGAAATCGGGGTTTGTACTCCTTTTGATTTATGAAGTCTGATGTTCATATATGACAAACCCCCTCAAACTCAATTCAAGAAATGAGCAACGCCCTTTTTGTAAAAAAATTCTGTCACTGGTATATATTGCCTAACGCTCGCCATTCCAAGCCTAACCCTCTCGCCGTCGTCGTTGCTACTTCGTATCAACACCGACGATGGGAAATAGGGGTACGCACGATCGATTTTTTTCGTTGCCATTCTTTTTTGTTCGTGTATGTTTGGTATTTTTTTATTACCAATGGGATATCATCGAGGGAATCAGTAGGGAATAATATTTAGTCCATTAATGGACTAAATGAGATGAAATAAGGTATTTTTTACATGAAATTGATATATCTTGATAGAGAATAGGCCAAAGTAGTGAGATGATATACTTTTATTAACAGTTGAGATTGCGAAATTATTAAAGGAAATTGTATGGCTAAATCAGTCCAAACAAAAACTAAAAATAATGAAACAATTACTAGCAAAATCACTAAGAAAGTAGTGAGAACTGCAAACGTTGTTACCTCAACAATTAAGAAAGTGTTTATTCATGAAGGCAAAGTTGTAAATGAATTGACTACGCTATTGAACATAATATGGTCAACTGCACCTCAATTCACACACAACGAAAATGGATACAACATTTTAGCCGATAAAGGCTTAAATCTATCTAGTAAGATTCAATATTTACTAGCTTTTAAATCTGAGAATTCAAGAGCTAAAAATAATGAAGGTAAAACTATCGGATTCAAGTCATTATCAACACTACCTAATAAAATGCCTATCAACAAAATATATGAAGTGTATATTGATAGATTTATCATAGGTTATTTAGCTGATGATAAATTGGATAGATTGGTATATTATTTATTAGAATTTGCTGTAGTTTTGATGTTGCATACGCAAGGCAAACATTCAGTCGATTCTAAAGGTAGGTTAAGCAAAAAGGCAAACAAAAATTTGAAGGAATTTGGAATTGAAATTCAAGATGATCAAACATCACGTGGATATCAAGTTGACCCATTCGCTGAAAATTGGAAAGTGCCGACTCATTTAAAAGCGTATATCGATAGCTTTATGAGTGAGAATAAAAGCGTGTTAACGAGCTTTCAAAACACTTCGAAAGAAATTGAATCAAAGAAGATTCATAAAACTAAAGCTCCTAGTACAAATAAATTCGATAAATTCATGATTAGTCCAATTATTGGATCTGACAGTGAATTAGTGATTTACCCCTCTTATTCTCATAAGGATAAGAAAAACCATGGTAAATCTTTAGATGGGAAAGGTGTCATAAATATGAATGACTCCATTCAACTATCCAAAGACGTTGCCAAAGTGTTAGGAGTACCTTCACTTAAAGACCACGAAAATCTAGAAGTTTATGTAAAAATAACAACTAGTTTGGAGTAAATTATAAACCATTCGCAATCTTAACTAAATAAATTAAAATTAAAGACCTCGAAGGTCAAAGTGATAAAAGCTTACCTTCGAGGTCTTTTATATTTTCACACTTTTAGTCCATTAATGGACTAAACACCACCAACTTACCAAAAATGAAATATGCAAAGAGGTAATTATGCAATCTAAAGAGATGACATTATCCCAGAAACTTGCACACGCTATGATGAGCAAGGGAAATATGAAGATAAAAGATAAAATAAAATTATGTAGAAAATTAGGGATAGAAGTAGAGGGGCATATATTTACAGTGAAGAGAAAAACAACCACATATTTACAGAGAAAATAATTTAATAACCATAGAGGGAGTAGCTATGCAAATTATAGGAGTGAGGATAGAGGGTAAATATACTATTTATCTTGTATCAAGAGAGCAAGGGAAAAGGGTAGTGCAGAGAATAATCAGAATAAAGAAGTAAAGAGAAGAGATAAGGCAGAGAATAGGCTCAAGTACCCCTATGTTAAACTATATGTAAGAAATTAAATAAGATATTAAATAAGAGATGAGCAAAGCTCTTTAAATTCCTTGGTTTTGCTCATGTTCGGCTTCGAGAGTGGGAAAAGGGTGTCAGTGTTACCAATGATCCCACTCTCATTGAATTTCTAGTCCATTAATGGACTGAAAGTATGTGTATAAAGAAAAGTGGTACTCTAAAATTCACGAGATGAGCTAAGTCAGACTTGTTAACAACTCTAGCCACTAAATAAGAATGTGCGACACACGTGCATAGAAAGGGTCACAGAGATAAGATCCTACCCATCGTCCCCTAATACTAAGATAGATTTAAAAGTATCTGAAGTTTAGGGTGCAGATATTGTCGCAGATTATGGATAAGAGAGAGGTTATTCTCTCTGCTACCTCTCTCTCTATCCAATAAATTCAAGTAGAGAGTGAAGAGAGATTGTATGTGTACGTGTACAGATACTGAAAAGTATAAAGGAACCTTAATGGAAAAGGCTGAACTATGTGTCTGCAAAGATCACACGAGATGGTGTTGTTGGGCACATTATCATGCTTATCCATACAAAGGCAATTATGCTTGGGTTAATCACGAGAGTAAGTATTTACCAAGCAAAGTAAAGAGTAAAGAGAGAAACTAATGGTTTTAAAAGAAAGTAAAGAGAAACTTTGTGACAGCTGTTCTGATGTTGCAGGGAACTATGTCCTCGACATATTATCAGATGGATGGACAACGTGCCCTAAAAACACAATAGAAGAATGGGAAGTTGAAATAATGAAGGAACGAGGAGACATGACTTGTTCTAGCTCCACGTGGAATTGGCGTGGAGATGTGTGCATAAATGCCGAGGCAATATTTTTAGATGTTTACGAATCGGAATGTGTATGCATATGTAGAGGTGTGCGATTGGATGGGTGGAGTAGCAGCAAACCAAGTTAAGAAATTAAATTAAAACAAAGCAGAGGGTAAAGAGAAGTTAGACGTGATAGAAATAGATTTAAGTAAAGTTGAATGGAGAGATTCTAAAGGAAACTTAATACGACCACCAAACTGTAGCGTGTGCAATGAAGAGGTGGATGTTCTTGAAATACCCAACCCTCATTTAGAATGCATACGAAAGAAAAATCAGAGGGCTTAGTAATGGAATACATAGGAAAAGTAGGTGTCGATAGTGGCACTATGATGCTAGGCGATCCCTGTTACATAAGTGATGACAAGAGATTGCATAGTGACGAGGGATGGCAAAAGTTTTGTAAAGAGGTTTTGTTTACCAAGCAGTTTGACAGCATGAGACACACACAAATAGGAAAGGGAACTGCTGTAGTAACTGAAACAGGAGGTGGAGATGGGGAATACCCTGTCTACATAACGAGAAACAACGAGGGGAGAGTCATGTCCCTCACTGTAGTGTTCATAGACGAGGAGGAATAATGAGTGAATATAAATGGGATGGCACTAAACCACCATTCGACAGAACACCAAAGAACAATATGGAAGCTATGATGATGCTCATTTGGTTAGTAAAGAATGCACCGGGTGACGAGGAATTTGAGTTAGCAATGAAAGAAATAGAAGAGCATGGCAAACTCTGTACTGAAGAAGAGATATCACAAGCAATGCTAAACATGAAAGAATTTAGTTACTTTATTAAAGGGTAGAGATGAATGAAACACAAATAGAATATTGCTACGAGTGTCTAAGTAATAGCAACAAGTTCACACCACACAAAAAAGGATATAGGGTTTGTGGTAAATGCAAAGTTGAGAAAAAATATTCTGAATTTTATACGATTGGATTAAGTAATTATCCTCATGGTATTGGGTATAGATGCAAAGAATGTGATGCCAAATATCGTAAAGAAAGATATGACCCTGCAAGAAACAGGGAGAAGGAGTACAAAATAAAATATGGAATGACACTTGATGACTATAACCGAATGTTAGCATCACAAAACAATAAATGTGCAATTTGTAATAGGAAATCAAATAACCACCGACAGAATAAACATTTAGATGTTGACCATTGTCATACGACAGGCAAGGTAAGAGGCTTGTTATGTCATGGGTGTAATGTGGGGATAGGAAGTCTTCAAGATGATGTTGAGCTATTAGAAAAAGCTATAGATTATTTAAGAAACTTTATTAACCCAAGTTCAGATTAAAGGAGGGAAGAGATGGCGAAACTTAAAACCTTTGAGAAATTACAAGAGCAAGTAAAAAGGTACAGTAAAGATGAGCTAGAGTTGAGTAGTGATAACCTACCCGACGAAGTTACAGTAGAAGATCTTTATGGGACACCAGTTACATTCACAGCTCAAGAGTGGGCTGCTGTAAGTATGTCTAGAAAGCTGTACGCAAGGTACGAGTCGGGAAACTATCCAAAATACACAGTCAGACTATATGACACGTTGAGATATTGGGTAATGGAACACAATAAAGATTCTTATAACATAGTTAGTTAATAACCCACGTTCACAGAATAGAGGGGGTGAGATAAGTTATGGGAAACAGAGCTGTAATATCTAACCGAGAGGCATGGAGAGATGTGGCAATTTATGTCCATTGGGACGGAGGAAGACCTTCAATAGAAGCTTTTCTGAAGTATGCCAAAGACCAAGGTGTTAGAGATGATGACTACGGATTAGCAAGGCTAGTTCAGATCATCTGTAATTACTTTGGTGGCACGTTGTCAATCGGGGTAGGTAACATAGACAGACTAGATACGGACGGAGATCATGGGATCTACGAAATTTCCAACTGGGAAATAGTAGGCAGAAGAAGGAATGATCCGAGTTACGAAGAGACAGACCCAAGTGGTGAACGCCAAGCACGTGTTTACAATGGAGTCGCAGAAGAGAACGACAAGTTTTTTGGCAGAGGACTAAATGACATACCCGTTATAGAGTTACCAATGCCTAAAGCTAAGAAAAAGAGGGATGAAACACAAGACAGCACTAGCTGTCCGGGTACGGATTGGAGTTGCTGTGATAAACATTGGCCTGAATAATTTTATTAATCCAAGTTCACTTATTAAAGGGGGTGAGATAGGATATGTTCAATGAAAAGTTTATGGACTTGTACGATGTGTATAAAGAAACTGACATTGTTTACGCTATTGAAGGACAAAAAGAAGTGTACTTTACAGTAGATGTAACACTTGGACAGGTAATGCAGATGTTAGCTGATCATTTAGGCGAAGACTCTGCTGACTTTATATACATAAAGACTAAAGTAGATGAAGCAAGAGACGAGCAAGTTAATGGGCAGAACTCAAAGAGAGCACGAGAGAAGTTAAACCTAGGACCATTAGGTGTAACAGGTATCGCACAAGCTGCACTCAGAGATGCTCTGAAAAAACTAGATATAGACATGGAAATAGTCATAGAAGATTATGAGAATCTAGACGAGCTTGAAGTACATGACGAAGTTAACTCGGTCACAGACCTAGATGGATGGAGTCTTGAAGACGTAGGTTAATAAAAAAGTAGAGAGTAAAGAGAGAAAAGTAATGCCAAATTGGTGTGACAATACTGTAGGGATAACGTTTCCTACAGTAAAAGAAAAGAAAAGATTCATTAAAGAATCAAGTAAGAAATTCATAGGGAGTAGAGGGAAAGGATTTTCTTTCGACGCACTTATCCCCATGCCTAAAAGGTTAAAAGACCTTCATAATGGGGCTATAACAATAGGTGGGAAAAGATACTCGCATTGGATTGAAAAGAATGGAAAAGAAATTGGTATCTCCAACGTGGTACTAGACCAACTGCGAAGAAAGTATGGTGCAGATAACTGGCGTGATTGGGCAAACGCAAAATGGGATACGAAATGGGATGTGCATGGCGATGTGAATGTGATAGATCGTGAAGGAAAATATATAGAGATGTACTTTCCTACAGCATGGTCGCCACCCACAGCAGTTTATCGTCACATATACGACAACTTCAAGTGTTCAATCGAGGCTACCTTTGATGAACCTGGTGTTGGGTATTATGGGACATGGAGAGATGGGGCAGAAACTGTCAGTGATTACACAGACGAAGATCACGAACGTGGATACCCTATATTTGATAGGAAACTATAAAGAAATAAAGCAGAGAGTAAAGAAGAGGAAACATGGTAACAACTACCAAGTTTAAATCTCTGAAACAAGCTTACGACACAGTAGGTGGTCTGTCCAATCCGGGTAAGATGCCCACGCATGGATGGAGTATATCTGCTGCCCGTTGTAACGTCGGATCCAAACTAGCACAACAAGAAGGATCAGCGTGCTATGGCTGCTATGCATTAAAGGGAAGGTATCCTTTCCCTAATGTACAGGATGCTATGGAGAGAAGGTTTCAGAGGTGGAAAGAGAACAGAAAGAAATGGGTTGATGCTATGTGCTATATCATGGAGAACAACAAGGTCATACAAGAGACCAAGGTGTTCCGATGGTTTGATTCCGGTGATCTTCAGGGAGAAGTGATGTTGGATGATATCAATGAGATAGCATGGAGATCGGGGGATGTTAGGTTTTGGTTACCCACCAAAGAATATGTAGTGATAAAGAACTACAGTAAAGAGGTGGCACCTAATCTGAACATCAGAATATCTCATCCTAAACTTAATAGCTCCTACCCTAGTAATGTTTTCGTAGATTATGCCAATTCATCTATCTACAAGAAAGACAGGCTAGGTGAGGTACAGAGTGGAGCAAAGGTATGCCCCGCCACAGTACCAGGGAACCCACGCAAGTGCGGGGACTGTAGGAATTGTTGGGATAAGGATGTGAAAGAAGTAGTTTATATATACCATTAATTAGGAGGAAAAATATGGTAGAACGACTAGACGGCGAGAAGCTCGCCGAATTATTAACGACTGTGTCTAACATGAAAGACATAGCACAGATTAACGCTGTTGAAGAAGCAAGCAAGACAGCACGAGGAAGAAGAAGGAGAGAGATGGGAAGTCTTTTTAACATGGAAGACACAGTGTGGGTAGTGCAAAAAACTAAAAGGTCAAGAGGCGTGATTAAGAAAATCAAAATCTCTAAGGCCGATGTACTCATGGAAGATGGACATTACATAGGTAGAACTGTGAGTGCTCCGTTTACTATGTTAGAGTTGAGGGCAGAGTAATGTTTTTCAGAGAGCTAATGACTATAAACAGATACAATCTGTTGTGGTATGCCTTGAAGTTCGTATCACCGGAGAAGATAGTTGAAGAGTGTGAGTTACACAATGACTCTGGTGAATGGGGAAGTGATGTGGTACTATCTATGCACGCACTAGCAGAGTTCCTAATATCAGAAGGGATAGGGAATACAACAGGATTGAAAAAAATATTGGAGGAAGGCGAATAATGACAGAAGAAATCAAAACACCTAAAGATGTGATTCCTTATTGGACTAGGCAATTACATAAGGCTTTGGTCGGGGCACTTATCACAGACGTTAGGTACACAACTGACGAAGAGCAAAAAATGATGGGATGGTACAGTAAGGGGGCAGTGATAATCCTTAGCAAGCCTAACGATCCCGACCCCTACTACATATTCCCACAGATGGACGATGAGGGGAATGATGCAGGGGCTTTGGCATATGGATGCTTTAACCCTGACACCAAAGTTAAAGAAGATTTATTTCCTGTTATTTAGGAGGCAACATGGCAGAGAAAAGAGAGATGAGAACTCAGACGATCACGGTGTTTGGAAGAATGTACATGATCGATACAGAAAAGATAACCGCAGCGAAGGCTACTGGTATAATCAGAGATCTGAACTTACACGAATGGGCAAATAAAAAGGATAAAGAATTTGCCACAAAACTTGTAGCACAGGCATTCTATTAAAGGAGGAATG